ACTAGCTTGGAAACCTTTAAGGTTTTCAGCCATTTCGTTAATTACTTGTTCCATTTTTACTTTTTTAGTATTTTATTAAATTCTTTTATTGCCTTCAGGATTTCCGCATCATTGTTTTTGACTTCCTCAATTATCGGCTGGGGTGCTTCTGCGACCACAGTGATTTCTTTAACGATTTCAATCTCTAATAATTCCGCTTGAATCCTTTTTATTTCAATCTCCATTAGCGTAAAAGTTTCATCGGTAAATTTACCGCCTTTAAACGCTTTCAAGAGTTTCTCTAGCCTATTTGCTAATTGTTCTCTTTTTACTTCACTCTTTACTGAAATGGTTGGTGTTTCAGGGTTTGCTGCCCATAATACCGCACTACCTTCATAAAGTTTTAATTCAGTAATTGTTCTTACTCCATCCTTACCAACGCTTGAATTTATTGTAGTAAATCCAATTGAATGCTGATTGATTAAACCTGCATCGTACATCTTCATAATGTCGTGTCCTGTTTCGGTCATTACTATTGGAGTAACTGCAATTAGCATATCACCTTCAACATATAATTGTTCAGGCTTACCAATAACCGCTTCCATTTCAGCACAATGGTCAACTAAAGACCAAATCAAGTTTTTACCTGCTGGTCCTCTTTCACTTAATGTCTTTGTGAATGCTTCAGGAACAATAATATCGTTATCTAAATCAATGTTTCCTGTTCTTGCCCATACTGCTTTTACTCTGCGTTGTTCGGTATCTACATCCATCACTTCGTAGCCGATGTCTTGTTTTTCAACAATTAAATCTTTTGATGCGTAAGTTTTCATATTTACAAAGTTATATTTTTTTTTATTATTCAAACAAGTCTGCGATTAAGTTTCCTATTTGCATTCCTACTGCGTTAGTTAATATCCCCCAAATCATCCCAACATTTCCTTTTGGTGGGTTATCTTGTAGCTTTAATAGTTTGCCATTTTTATCTCTTTGTGCCTCATATCCTAAAGTACATCGGCAATTGCAAACATCTCCAGCACTACCACTTGAATCGCAAGGATGTAGCATTAAGTCAAAACCGCCTTTCTTATTTTGCAGTTTAAATGTAGCATCCATTGGGATTTTAGTGCCATCCATATTTAGGTGGTCAAATTGGTCTCTTGGTATTCTTCTTGTCCTGTTGTCCCTTGCTGCAATCCATTCTTTGACAGTTACTAATCCTGTACTCGTTGCACCAACCATTGAACCAATATTGGCAGCCCTACCTGTTTCAGTTCTTGCTATTAACTCCGCTCTATAATCAGTTATTCCTGCGTTTCTTAACAAGGCGATTGATTCAGGTAGTGTTAGGTTTTGCTCGGCTGATTGAATTAGGTATCTTCTAATTTGTTCCTTTGTTGTATTTGTAATATCGGATGCTAATTGGTCAAGTCCTTGCGTTTGCAAATACTGAAGGATAGTGTAAGCAAATAAGTCGGTCTCGGCTGATTTAACTTCCAATGCCTCGTAAATGCCCTTTACAGACCTTTTAACGACCTTACTACTAATTTGAGCCATCTTTACACCCATTGCTAAATGTAGCTTTTGTACGGTCTTTTTAATGGCTTTATCGCTAATTGCGTTATAGTCTAATGTACGGCAATAGGTATTCACCTGATTTTGTAGTTCTTTTTTGAACTTCGGTGAGTATTGCTTTAATGCGTTGGCATATAATTTTTTATAATCTTGCCAAATCATTTTATGGATTTAGGTTATCAGGAATATTCAAAGGTTGAAATTGGTCAATAGTTTGCAATCCTGTTGGGATGTAAAGTTTCTCCAATTCTTCAGTAGGAATATAATCAGGAACTTCAATATTCATAATATCTAACTTTTGTTTAGGGCTAATCCACCACGCAGTATTTAACCACGCAGTTTGCTCCGCTTTATTTGCTTCTAATTCTCCGAATACTGAAAGGTCGTAATCAACATAAAGATTTGTTCCTTTATAACCCCAATCCGTGTGTAATTTCCTATTAAGGTTTTCAGTCAATGCGTTAAGTAATGGGATGGCACAACGTAATGTTAATGCCTTTTCCCCTTCTCTTTGATTGTTATAGGTCTTTGAATCGCTATCGTTTAAAAGTTGACTAGGTACTCCGTAGATATTACAAAGTGCTTTTAAATCCCATTTTTCCGATTCAATGATATTAAGTTCAACAGGTGAAAGTCCAATTTGTTTCCAATCTACTTTATAACCTGATACTGCAATTGAGTTAAAGTTTGCTGCACCGCCCTTTTGACTTACTGCGGTTTTAAGTGCTTGTGCTTGTGCTTGACCACTTGTAGGGTCAAAGCGTTCATCGTTCATAAATAAAACTCCAGCAGGTCCACCATTTTGGAATGATGCAACGGCAGCGGTTTTAGCTTCGTTACTTCTTGTTAAGTTCTTGGCTGCTGCTCTTAATGGGCTTTGTCCGTATAACTGTCCACCTGTAACTCCCCATTGTGGATTAAAGTATTTATCGTGGAGTATTTCTTTTGTATCAAATGACCACATTTGTCCGTAATAAAGTTGATACCCAGCTCGTGTTGGGGGGAACACATTGATATTTGCGATAATAGCCATATACTGACTAGGTAAAGCAAATAATTCAAATGGTTTGCCTTGATTGTTTCCTGCTTCAATAAGTTTGCCATAAATAAAAGAATTACCTGTTATTAACTTAAAACCGCACCATTGTTCTACTAAATCACTCCAGCAATCTTCTTCATTTGGATATTTTAACAACTCGTTTAAGCGTTGGTCTCCTGTATAAAGTTCGTATGCCTTTTTATGTAAAGTCTCAAGTTCTTTTAGGTTGATGTCTTTTTGTGCAGCTAAAGATTTGTATTTCTTTGCAGCCTTTTCATCTACAACCCTGTAAACGTGGAATGGTGCAATTTTAGCTTTGTCGGTAATTAGTTTAATGATTGAGTAAACTATATCGTTTGCTACATATCCATCATCAACAAAACTTCTTTGGTCTGCTCCTTGCCAAGTAACTATACCCCTTTCAATTGCTATTTGGGAGTTCATCGGAATTGTTGGAAATAGTGTGTTAATCTTCTTTTTAGTGAAGAAGTCAAATAAACCCATATTATTAGAATTTAAACAAAGTTAAAGAAATTATACTAAAATACACTTACTGAAAATTTAGGTTTGGTCAAATGCGTGAATACTGCATATCGTGAAGCATCCAAAGCATCATCATTTGCTTTTACAGGTTCTTCAATTACATTATCGTTTTTATCCTTTTTCCATTTGTAAGACATAAATTCCCTTTTAAGATTTTGACTATGAAAGTGTATGTTTATAGGATATGATTTCATTTTTACTATTCCTGCCCATACATCTTTTTGAGCAGGTTTAATATTAAATCCTTGTCGGTAAAGTTCCTCTATTGATTTGGGTTCGGCTGCATCTGCGTAGATTGTTGCTCGTTCAGGTACTTTCTCTTTTATCAATCTTGTAAGGTCGGATAATGTTAATCCACTTTGATAAATGATTTCCTCAAAGTAGTTTTCGCCTTCGTGATGGGTAACCTTTATAAGTGCAGCTGGATGCACATATCCAAAGTCAAGCCCATAGAATACATCGCCTTCAGGTGCGGTGTCGTATTGTTTCCATTGGGTGTAAATAAGTTCTTTTGCTGCACCTCGTTCCCCTAATCCGTAAACCTTCCACATAAAATCATCAGGTAGGTTTTTATACTGTTCAATGTTTTTTATTTGTGATTCCGATAGGTTTGGCAGGTTGTTTAAGTAGGTAGAATGAATGCGTTTGTTTTCAGGATTGTCAGCTATCTCGTAAACCCAATTAACAAAGTCAGCAGGATTCCAATCTAGGAAAACCTTGCCTGTGGTTCGCATTAGTAATTGGTCGTAAAGTGTACGCTTAATTAAATTGGCTTCGTTAATGAATAGCACATCCCTTGCTGGTCCTCTAGCCTTGCTTTCATCTTCTAATCCAAACAGTTCAATGTAAGACCCATTTGGGTAAGTGTATATAAAATCGGAAAAGCTAAAGTCATTGTCTTGCCATAAACCCCAATTCTCCATTATACTTTTAAAATCCCTATAAACTCCTCGTTTAATATGTGGAAGGGAATGCGATACAATTGAAATCCTTGTCTTTGGATTGTTATAGGCTATTTCAATCAGTAACTGAACAATGGAATAAGACTTTGAACTCCTTGTGCCACCTTCATTGCAAATGACAGGATAATTGCCTTCGTATGCTCTTTTATTTGCAAAGAATACAGGTGTTGCATTAATCTTCAATTGGTTTGCATCGGTCATCTTCTTGTATTACTATTTGAACGCTACCTTGAATGTTGGCGTTGATGTCGGTTGTTTGTTTTGCTCTACCTTCTAGTCTATCAAGTATCTCCTGATAAGCCTTTAAATCGGATTTCATTGCCTTTGCAATTATCTTCATATCTAACTGTTCAGCTATTGTAAACTCCTCATCTTCACCTGTAACAGGGTTACGCACTTTGGTAACGAGTTGTAGTAAACGCAATAGTCTTGTTTTGCTATGTTCAACTCCTTTAGGTTTCCCTGCTGGGTTTCCTGATACTCCTTTCTTAAATTGTCCTATTTCTTGGTTAGGTATTGCCATATCGCCTGTATTTTGCCTGAATTACAAAGGTAATCCGTTCTTTTTGATTATTAAGTTTGGGTCTAGTTTTAGCATTCTGTCAACAATAACTTGGCAGTATTTTGGGTCTAGTTCCATACCATAGCATTTGCGTTTAAGTTGATGTGAAGCAACCATTGTAGTACCGCTACCCAAAAATAAATCTAAAACTATTTTATTTGTTTCTAATATATTCTCTATTGCCATAGAAGCTAATTCAACAGGCTTTTGTGTTGGATGCAAATATTTAGATGCACCATCTTTGTTTATATTCCAAACACTACCAAGTCTTTTACCAATTATATTGGCATCCCTGTTATAAACTAAAGCTATTTCAAAATCACTACTAAATGTACCTTTTAAATCTCCTAATCCACCACCGCCCTTGTCCCATATTATCATATTAGTCATATCTCCCAATGGTTGTAAAAATTCAATCCATTGTTTTACTACCTTCCAAGATGTCCATACAAAAATAAATCCATTAGAATATAATGGCAAATTATGAATCCAATCGGTTATAAATACTTCATCATTTTTAAGTATATCAAATTTTTCACTTTTAGTACGCATATTTGATTGATAACTTACTCCATAAGGTGGGTCAGTAAATACCATATCTGCCTTTTGTCCGTTCATTAGCTTTGCCACTTGGTCGCTATCCGTACTATCCCCACATAGCAATCTATGTTCGCCTATCTCAAATAAATCCCCTAATACTATATCGGTTTCAGTTCCGCCATCAGGTACTGCAAAGTTATCTTCTTCGGCTTCTAAATTGTTTACATCAAAGTTTGGTATGTCTAAACCCCAATCGGTAAGTTCCTGTGCATCCCAATTATTTGCAAGGTCATCCCAATCCCATTCCCCATATCCGACATTATCTTTAACAATAAATTCTTTCTTTTGTGCTTCGCTTAAATTGTTAGCGTGGATTACAGGTACATCCGTAAGCCCAGCTTCAATACAAGCCTTTAGTCTCATATTGCCACCTAATACCATATTGTTTTCATCAATTACAATTGGTCTTAACTCAAGCATTTGGGGGAAATCTTGGATTGACTTAACAAGTTGTTTAAACTTAATATCCTTTATGATTCTTGGATTATTTGGGTTTGGTTTGATTTCGTTGATTAACATTATCGGTTTTTAGTTGGTGTTCTAATAGATGCAGTTTGTGGCACTTCTTTAATTTTTAAGTTTTTAACCCCCAATTTTGTGTTACACATAGAGCAGGTAACATTCTTTTTTGGTAATTCGGATTTCCAAACATAATATACCATTATGCAACCACATTTGCACTTGTATTCTCTTTTACAAAATGTATCTTTCATTATCCTTGTCTATTGTATGGTTTTGTTGGTTTGTCTTTTGGTCCGTTACTTTTTTTGTACTTACCTTTTTTTCTTGTGCCAAAGTTTACCTTCCCAGCTGCGTTAAGTTTCGCCATTATTTATACTTTTCTATTAGTTCGTTTAATTCAGTCCTTGACCATTTCTTTATGAGCCTGTGTTGACTTTCAAGGTGTAAAACCATTCGTTCTCCTATCTTATCAATTAGGTTTCTGCGATAGCCTATCAGGTGGAATTGGTCAAATCCATTGCAAGATTTACATTCTCCGTTGACATTGTATTCATCAAACCTTAATGCTGAACTACCCTTAACAGGAACATAATGCCCAGCATCCATACTTTCATAATCCTTTACTTGACCGCAACTAATACAAGTAAAATATCCATCTTGACTATCTCTAGTCCTTATGTAGCGGTTAAATATTTGTTGAGCCTTTGCGGTTAATCTTGGGATAGTTTGTAAAGCCATAATGCAAAATTAGGGTTTTATAGTACGAAAAACAACTATTCGGTCTTTATGGGTAAATCGTTTCTTGTTGACAGGGTTTAAGGATTGTTTAATTTGGTATTCATTTACTCCTGTAACTCTTTTTGCGTAGGATATGGATTTAAATATTATTTCTTGTTTATTGTCTAGGTATATCATTCTCACTTGTTGCGAGTTCTCTGCTCCATTCATTTGCTATATCGTTTAGTAATCTTGTTAATGGAATTAAAAATCCTTTGGAACTGTTGTTATCACCTCCGTTTTTGAGAAATAAGTTTTCTTTGTAATAACTCCTACAAACTTGTTTTAGTGCTTTTGTTGGGAATATAAAAGATATGTCAAGTTCATCTATTCTATAAATCCAATACTCTGCGGTGGTGGTTGCTAATCCGCTGGGCTTACCTCTTGATTCGTATTCAAAGAATAAGTTTCCTGTTTTATGAATTAACCTATCGTTTTTTACTTCAATATGTTTACCATCGGAAAACATATAATTTATTAAATCTTCGGCTTTTTCGCCAAAGTTTAGGTCGTGGGTAAAGCTGGATGAATATTTCATTTTAATAATCGTTTAATTTCGTAGTATAGGTCAAATGTTACCAATATGGTAATGGCAAGTATAAAGCCAATAAATATCCTTGTAAACTCAAATATTAGTTTAAACAGTTCTTTCATCGGTTTATTATTTTAAAATATAGAATCTTGATTCCTTCCCAAATTAGTATTGTTAGTATTATTTTCATAGCTGGTTATTAAAGTGCATCATTAATGAATATTTTTTACATTGCTGCCTCATTGTTTCCTCATCAATTAACATATCATCAGGTTTCTTTGATTGTGCTAAAAATACTGCCCTTACTTTGGCTTTAATTGTGTCAGCTTGTTCCTTTGATATTTTAATTTGTTTACGCTTCCATAAATAGTCAAATACTTGATGGTTTAAAAACCGCCAATTCTTTTGCTCGGATTTGTTCCAATAATCTTGCTCATCTTTAATGGCTTGTGCTTCATCTATTTGCATTGGTGTTTCGTTTATTTCGTTTATTTGTGTTTTTTGCCTTACCTGTACTGCTATCTTTTTGTATTCAGTCATTACATCGCCAAAAAATTTAGGACTAAATGAACCATAGTTCCTATCTACATCTAAACGACCTAAAACATAAAGTTCAAATGCTGCACCTAATTCCTTTAGTTTAAATATTCCGTAGTTCTTTAGTACAAAGTCAACTAGGAACTGAAATTCAGGGCTTGTAGGTGGAACTGCACCGCTTAACTGAATACAGGTTTTTAAGTGTTCAGCTACTTCAATGCTGGAACATTTTGATATGTGCATTGTTTGTAAGGCATCATAAATTTTAATCTCGCTTTGGTTCAATGTATTTAAGATTGGCAAGTTGTGTGAAGTTACGCTGACTGACATTGGGTTTATAACTTGTGGTAGCATTTCGGATAATGATTTCATCGTTAAAAGATTTATTGTTTAAATATGTGGTTGGGTCTTTACGGAATGTTTTATCAGGTGTTGAGTTAACATACTCCTGTACTATTTTTAAAGCTAATTGCTTTTCATCACTTGTCAAAATATTCCATTTACTAATGGCTTTTTCCTTACTCACTTTTTTATCATAAATATTCCACCATTCATCAAACGCACTATCTAGTATATTTACTTTACTTATATTTACTTTACTTTTCTTTTCTTTATCAGCGTTACGAACACTTTGGTAATGCGTTACATTTTCCGTAACATCTTGATTTATACGCCATTGTGAAATTCGTTTTAAGTTTTTTTCTTTTTTTATCTTGTACTTTTCACTATAATTTAGTAATTGTTTGTTGAAAGTTTCACCATTGTTTGATGAAATAATATCAATAGTTTCCATAAAGTTCCAGCATTTATCCAACTTTTTACCAACCTTTAATTGCATTTTAAGAACGCTAGTTTTAATTGGTTTCTCCTGTTTTGATAATTTTTCAAGGATTGTATAAAATAAACCTAATCCTTCGTAGCCATATTCCATATATAGCATAGCAACCTTTTCATCTTCAAACGCATTTGAATCGTGTAAAAAGTACTTCATAAAATAAAAAAGCCCCATTGAATCCCTACCAGTCGTATTGGTAGTTCATCGCAAGGGCAATAAGTTCTTGATAGGATATACGACATCCTTTTACAAAGATAACCTTTTTTTACCTAAAATGGCAAATCTTCAGCATCTTCTAATTCCTGTTTGTTTTGGGCAAACTCCTTTTTAGCTTCCCAAACATACTCCTTCCCATTTCCGCAATATTCCTTTTTGGCTTTCTCTGCCCTTTCAGTTGCGGTTTGTCCGTTATAAACTGTGTAATCGTTGCCAAATTTGTCCACTTCTTTTCTTTTTTCAGCTACAATAGTTGCATAATCGTTTCCGTTTTTATGCGTTGTCCACTTAATGTCCGTTTTTTTAATGTTGAGTACAATCATTGTTTGTATTTTTTAAATGTAAATAAATGTTGATTTGTTTGTTTTATGATTCCCTAAATACCCCATAAATGTATAATAATTAATTCCAGCTACAATAGATGCTTCTTTTGCTGAATTGTAAAAAATACCATTTGCAAGATTTAATACTATTTTACTTTTTGCTTTAATTTTATTAATTGTACATAAATTAGATATTTTATTTAATCCTGTGCTAAAAGCGTGTATTGAGTTTTCGCTATGGGTAGCCCATTCAAGGTTTTCTAATCTATTATCAGTTTTGATTCCGTTTATATGATTAACGCATTTTTTATTTATTGGGTTACTTAAAAATGTCATTGCAACTAAACGATGGACTAATACATTCTTTTTTATGTTATTATCATATAAAATAACTGAATTATATCCTCTATTTTTATTATTTCGTTCAGCTAAAAATTTATTGTATTTATGACTAAATACTTTGCCATTTTTAGTGATTGAATAACTTGGGTAATCTTTTAATACAATCATTGTTTTTAATTTAAGTGTTTATTAATTTGTTCTTCTTCTATTTGGTTTTCGGTTTGCCTGTCAGCTTCTAGTTCTTCTTCATCTTCTTCAAAGTCGCAATGCTCAAGGCATTCAGGACAAATGCCTACTTCTTCCATATCGGTTTCTGCTCCGCAGCAAGTGCTAAATCCCATATTAATTGTTTTTAGTTTTAAAGTAATTTAATTCCTCGTTTTTAATATCCAAAGCCAGTCTTAATGCAACTCTTAATGTTTGTAAAACGTAATTATCTTTACTTAAAGTTGTAGCTTCTATTTCGGTGATTGATTTGTTTAATTGACCTATCATTAAGTCAATGCTAGGATATTCATTCATAGTTTTCGTATTGTTCGCTAAAATCACTCATTCGCATAAATGGTTTTGGCTGGGTTAATAATGGGGTTAACATTTCAGGATAGTGTTTTGCCTTGTATTCTTTAAGTTTTGCTTTTGCTTTTTTGATTTCGTTGTAATACTCGTTTTTCCAAAATCTATGACAAGATTCATATTTCCACTCATAATAGCTAACATTATCCCTTAATTTTTCAAGTTTAGCATCTATCATAAAGTTGATTGTTTGGTTTTAAATATTTCTTTTAATTCAGGACTTGCATTCACTAATTCCATATTGTATGAATATAGCGTTTTAAGTTCCGTTTTAGATACGCAAAGGTCAACGGCTAACTCCACATCCAATTCCGTAATATGTGCCTTTAAATAGGCTGATTCATCTGCTTGTTGCATTTCCTCGCTAGTGTATATTCCACTCAAGTCCTGTGGGTATGCTTTTCTCAAAGCTAATGCCTCTGCAACCTTACCCAGCATTATATGTGGCTTTGCCCATAAACCCATAGGTTTGCCATCCTTATCAAATTGGCAATACTCTGCTAAATAAGCAACTCCAACGGATGCCTCAAAGCGAATGTCATTGTGAAACCTGAATACTGATATCTTACACGAAATTAAAACCCCATTTTCATAAGTAAATAATGGCTCGGATTGTCCACCATAAGTTCCTGACCGCTCCGCTATTACACGGAATCCATCAATGGATGTTTGGATGGTCATTCTTTTACCGCCTTTACTCCAGCGATGAATGCAGTAAATCTGCCTTGAAAGTGCATCAAGTCCTGTGCGTTGACATTGATACAAAAATAACTTAAGTTCCTCTTGGGTTGCTTCAGGTGCAATTTGCGACCTGATTAACTCAATTTGCTCCTTTGTGTAAAGGATTTTGTTTGATTGTTTTTCTACTTGGTTGTTCATAACTAATGGTTTAG